CCCTCACGCACCTTCCTGCACGGCTGGGCCCCCAAAATGACCCATGGGGAGGACACTTTTCGCCCCTAAACCCTTTGCTCTCAATAGGTTACGGGCTCGAGCCTCCAAATAACCGTAGCGCGACCGACGACAGATCCCGTACCAACTCGACCGGAAACCCGGCGGGACCCTCGACAGGAGTGCCACACATGCCACGACAATCCGCCGCCTTAAAGGTCCTCCGCGGGAACCCCGGCCAGCGTCCGATCCTCCCCGACGTAACCCCCGCGCCGCCCCTGGACCCCGAACCGCCGCTCGAGCTCGGGACGAACGCGGTCGCCCGCGCGGAGTGGTACCGCGTCGTGCCGACCCTTATCGAGTGCCGACAGGTCACCGTCACCGACCGCGCGGTCGTGATCGCCTATTGCCTCGCCTGGGCGCAATGGCGCGCCCTGGACCTCCAGGCGGCGCGCGAGCCCTTCGTCATCGAACGCGCGGCGGGGTCCGTCATGCCGAACCCGCTCGTCGGGATGGCCCGCGAGGCGCTCACGCAACTCGTGAAGCTCTCGACGGAGCTCGGGCTCACCCCCGCGAGCCGCGCGAAGGTGTCCGCCTCGACGGCGCCCGCCGCGCTCGCGACGAGCGCCCCGGTCGGGAAATGGGGCGCGCTCCTGAAATGAGCGCCAAGACAACGCCGCCCGCCCCGCCTGCGCCTGTGGAGGCGCTTATGGCTCGTGCGGTACAGCGGTTGGCGTTGCACGGACCGCCGGGAGGGATCAGCCACATTGACGACTGGCTGCGCGATACCCAGATGATCAGCGAATTGCTCGCCGCCCTCCGCTCGTCCCAGGACGCGCAGACGCCTGTGTTGGACCGCGTGATCGCCTACATCGAAGGGGCGATGCGCTCCGGCGGTGTGACGGCGGCGATCCACGCGACGGCCTTTGAGCGCGGGCACCGTGACGGGCTGCAACACGCGCTGAACGCGATCCAACACGAGATGCAGCAGGGACCCGCCCCGCCTGCGCCTGTGGACTTTCGCAACGGCTGCGCCTGCCAGTGCTGCGACCACGACGAGGGCAGCGATTGCGGCTGTGACTGCCACTACAAGCCGCCGTGTGGATTCGACCTAAGCCAGCCTGCCTGCGCCCACACCGCCCCGGAGTCCCCGAGATGACCCCCGAGCGGATCGCCTGGGTCGTGCTCGGCGTAAGCATTCTCTCGATCGGGCTCTCGGTCCTCGCCGCGCTCGCGGAGTAAACGCATGCCGACCGCAACCAAGGGGGAACAGGCGCGCCGCGCGCTCGAGGTGATCAACCGCCTCACCCATACCAAAGGACCCTTTGCGGGGCACCCCTTCAACCTGCGCCCCTGGCAGACAAAGATCGTGCGGCAACTCTTCACGACGCGCGAGGACGGGCGCCGCCAGTACCGGACGTGTCTCCTGATGCTCCCGCGCAAGAACGGCAAAACGGAGCTCGCGGCGGCGCTCGCGATCTACTTTCTGATGTTCGACGGGGAGCGCGGCGGGCAGGTATTCTCCGCCGCCGCCGACCGCGAGCAAGCGGCGCTCGTGTTCCATGCCGCCGCGGCAATGCTCCGCAACGATCCCGAGCTCCTGGCGTGTGTCGACATCGTCGACAGTCAGAAACGCATCGTCCATCACGGGAGCGGGTCCGTCTATCGGGCCATATCAGCGGAGGCGTACAGCAAACACGGGTTCGACGCCTCCGCGGTGATTTATGACGAGCTCCACGCGGCGCCGAACCGCGACCTCTGGGACGTGCTCGCGACCTCCCAGGGCGCCCGCGCGCAACCCCTGATGATGGCGATCACAACCGCGGGGTACGACCGACACTCGATCCTGTGGGAGCTCTACGCGCACGCCTTGAAGGTCCAGGAGAACCCGAAGCTCGACCCGACGTTTCTCCCCATCCTCTACGCGGCGCCGCCCGAGGCGGACTGGACCGACGAGCGGGTCTGGAAGAAAGCAAACCCCGCGCTCGGGGACTTCCGGTCGCTGGAAGATATGCGGGTGATGTCCGCGCGGGCCCGCGAGATCCCCGCCCAGGAGAACGCCTTTCGGCGGCTCTACCTCAATCAATGGACCGAGCAAGCGTCACGCTGGATCGGGCTCCCCGCCTGGGATGCCTGTTATGTCGCCCCCGTCGACCATGAGCCCCTGGAGGCGTTCCGCGGGCGTCCCTGCTACATCGGCCTGGACCTCGCGGCGACGACCGACCTGACCGCGCTCGTGGCGCTCTTCCCCGACGACCAGGGCTCCGGGTTCTCGGTCCTCGCGCGGTTTTTCGTCCCCGCCGACCGGATTCGCGACCGCTCGACGCGCGACAAGGTCCCCTACGACCTGTGGGCGCGGGACGGACACCTCACCGCGATCCCGGGTCCGGTGACGGATTACGATGTCGTGCGCGCGGTGCTCACGACCTGGGCGGACACCTTCGACGTGAAGGAAATCGCGTACGACCCATGGAACGCGACCGACCTGACGAACCGCCTCATCGCGGACGGGCTCACCTGTGTCCCGGTGCGGCAATCCTTCGCGGGGCTCGCGGCGCCGACCAAGAGCCTCGAAAAGGCGATCCTGTCGCGGAGCCTCCGCCACGACGGACACCCCATCCTCCGGTGGAACGTGTCGAACGTCGCGATTGAACAGGACGCAACCGGGAACCCGCGCCCGTCAAAAAAGCTCTCGACGGAACGAATCGACGGGGTCGTCGCGCTGATCATGGCGCTCGACCGCGTCGACCGCCACGGGACGACGACGGGTCCCGCGTTCCAATTCTTTACGCTCGGAGGCGCCAATGGATAACGCTCGCCGCCGCCCTGGTCGACCCCGCCGCGAGCCGCCGACCGCCGTCCATGTGAAGCTCCCGCCTGGGACCTACGATGCCGCCTTCCGCGCCGCCGCCCGCGCCCACGTCACCGTTCCCGAGCTCGTGCGGCGGGCGCTCGACGCGCGCCTCGCGGACGAGCCCGCCTCAACCGTGAAATAGTCGGATACCGAAAACTCCCGCGGCGCCCCGCCTGAGGCATAGTCGCGGGTGCGATGGCGCTCCATACCGATCTTGACCTCACGGTAAAGGCGCTCGACGACGGCGCCCGCGAGCTCCACGGGCTCGCGACGACCGCCGACCGGGACCGCCGCGGCGACATCGTCGACCCCCTGGGGGTCCGGTGTACGAACCCGCTCCCGCTCTTGTGGCAGCACGACACGACGAAACCCGTCGGGACCGTGACGCTCGGCACGCCGACCCGTGACGGGGTCCCCTTCGTCGCGCGGATCCCGCGCCTCACGACGCCGGGGATCCTGAAAGACCGCGTCGACGAGGCGTGGCAGAGTCTCACCGCGGGGCTCGTGCGGTTCGTGTCGATCGGCTACCGCGCGACCGCCGACGCGATGTCCGCGCTCCCCGGCGGCGGGACCCGGTTCGCCTCGTGCGACGTGTACGAGCTCTCGCTCGTCACCGTCCCCGCGAACGGCTCCGCGCGCATCCTCGCGACCTCCGCGGTCGCCTCCCTGGCGGGCGCCTCCGCCGCACCCACGATCACCCCCGGCGGCGCCTCGCCAGTTACTCGCCGAGGCGAACCCATGACGACCGCCGAACAGATCCAGCAGTACAGCAACGCTCGCGCCCCGAAGGTCGCGCGCATGCAAGCCCTGATGAGCTCCGCCGCCGAGGCGAACGCGACGCTCGACCCCGCCCAGGCGGAGGATTACGACGCGCTCGAGCTCGAGGTGAAGAGCATCGACGCGCACCTCGTGCGGCTCCGCGCGTCGGAGACCCTCGCGGCGACCCAGGCGGTCGCCCCGGTCGTCACCCGCGCCGCGGGCGGGTTCGGGAACACCCCGACCTATCCGACCATCTCCGTCCGGTCGAACGTCCCCCAGGGGACCGCGTTCGTCCGCGCGGCGATGGCCCTGGGCGCCGCCAACGGCGACCACTACCGCGCGATGGAAATCGCGAAGCAGTGGAAGAGCTCGACCCCTGAGGTAGAGCTCTACCTCAAAGCCGCGGTCGCCCCCGGCAACACGACCGATGCGACCTGGGCGGGCCCGCTCGCGGTGATGACGAACGTAACGAACGAGTTCATCTCGCTCCTGCACCCGCGGACGATCCTGGGCAAGATCCCCGGTCTCACGAAGGTCCCGTTCAACACGAACGTCCCAAGCCAGACCGCGGGCGGGGTGTACTCCTGGGTCGGACAGGGCGCGCCCAAGCCGGTCACCTCGCTCGGGTTCGGCACGGTGAACCTGGGGATCAACAAGGTTGCCGGGATCATCATCCTCACGGAAGAGCTCGTGCGGAATTCGACCCCATCGGCGGAGGATGTGGTCCGCAAGAACATGATCGAAGGGATCGCGAGCTTCCTCGATCAGCAGTTCATCGATCCCGCCGCGGCGCCCGTCCCAGGGGTCTCCCCTGGGTCGATCACGAACGGCACCCCGACGGCGGGCGCCTCCAGCGGCGACCCGCTCACCGACCTGCATACGCTCGCGTCGGTGTTCGCGATGAATAACATCCCGGTCGCGGGGCTCGTCGTGATCATGTCGGAGACCAACGCCTTTACGATGGGCGGGATGATGAATGCCTCCGGGGCGCCCGTGTTCCCGGGTGTCGGCGCCGACGGCGGCGCCTACCGCGGCATGACGATCCTGCCGAGCAACCACGCGGGGACGAACGTCATCGCCTTGCAGCCGCCGCTCGTCCTCTACGCGGACGACGGCGGAGTGACGATCGACGTGTCGCGCGAGGCGGCGGTGCAGATGGACTCGGCGCCGACCGGGGACGGAACGGGCATGACGAGCCTGTGGCAAGCGAACTTGGTCGGGTTGAGAGCCGAAAGGTTTATCACCTGGAAGCGCGCGAACATCAACGCGGTGCGCTACATCACGGGCGCGACCTACGTCCCGCCCGCCCCCGGCGGCGGGGTCACCCGCGCCCCCGAGGGGAACGGGCGCGCCGCGAAGAACGCCTAGCCCATGCGGCTCCCCGGAGGGTTTGACGTACGGCTCACGGTGACGCGGTCACCGGGCGCGCTCACCCCGCCCAGTACGGGCGGGAGTGGGTCGCGCGGCTGGTGGCCCATCGTACGCGAGCCCTTCGCGGGCGCATGGCAACGCAACCTTGAAACCCAGGCGGACACGGTCCTCGGCAACCCGACCGTGTTCGCCTGTACGTCCCTCATCGCGCAGGATGTCGGCAAGGTCCGCCTCGCGCTCGTGGAAGAGGTGGGACGCGGGATCTGGGAAGAGACCGACTCCCCGGCGTTTTCGCCCGTCCTCCGCAAACCGAACCACTATCAGACCGCGGTGAAGTTCCGAGAGCAATGGATGCTCTCGAAACTGATCCACGGGAACACGTACGCCTTGAAGCAACGCGACGACCGCGGGGTGGTCCGCGCGCTCTACATCCTCGACCCGACGAAGGTGCGCCCGCTCATCGCGCCCGACGGCTCGGTGTTCTACGAGCTCCAGCGGGACGACCTCGCGGGGCTCACCGCCGACCGCGTCGCCGAAGTGCCACGCCTCGCGGTCCCTGCGCGCGAAGTGATCCACGACCTGATGGTCCCGCTCTACCATCCGCTTGTCGGGGTGTCGCCCATCTTCGCGTGCGCGCTCGCGGCGACCCAGGGGTCGAAGATCCAGAGCAACTCCGCGGCGCTCTTCGCGAATATGTCGCAACCCGGCGGGATCCTCACCGCGCCCGGAGCGATCACGAAGGAAACCGCGCAACGGTTGAAGGACGATTTCCAGAGCAACCACGGCGGCGCGAACCTGGGCGCGATCATGGTCGCCGGGGACGGGCTGAAATACGAGCCCTTGTCGGTCTCCGCGGTCGACAGTCAATTGATCGAGCAACTCAAATGGACCGTCGAAACCATTTGCTCGTGCTATCACGTCCCCGCGGCGCTCATCGATTCGTCGCACGCACCCCCGTACGCCAACTCTGAACCCTTGACCCAGCAGTACTACAGTCAATGCTTGCAGAGCCTCATGGTCTCAATGGAGCTCTCGCTTGACGAAGGCCTGGAGCTCCCGCGCGGGCTCGGGACCGCCTTCGACATCGACGATCTGATCTGGATGGACACCGCGACGAAAACGAAAGCCGCGGGGGATGCGATCGGGTCGGGCGCCTTGACCCCGAACGAGGCGCGCAAAAAGTTCTACGGGCTCCGCGGGGTCGTCGGCGGAGATACCCCCTACATGCAATCCCAGTACTACGCGCTCGACGCGCTCGCGGCGCGGGATGCGACAGGCGCCGCCCCCCAGGCGGGCCCGCCAGTCCCCGCGCCCGTTCCCGCGCTGGAAGTCACCGCGTCGCTCGCGCTCGACGAGCTCGGGCCCAGGGTCGCGGACCTGTTCCGCTTGGAGCTCGTGGCGTGACTGATCCTGAACTGCAAGCGATCGTCCGCGGGCTCGTCCCCGCGGTCCGCGAGCTCGTCACCGCGGCGCTCACCCCGGTCGTCGCGCGCCTCGCGGCAATCGAAGCCACCCCGCCCGCTCGTGACGGGCGCGACGGACAGCCGGGACCGCCTGGACCGCCTGGACGTGACGGCACCGACGGCGCGGCGGGCGGGGACGGTCTCCCAGGACGGGACGGGCTCGGGCTCGACGAGCTCACCGCGAGTTACGACGGCGCGCGCGGTCTCACCCTCACCCTGCGCGGTGGGGAGCGCGCCCAGGTCGTCGCCCTGGAGCTCCCGGTCCCGCTCTACCGCGGGGTCTGGCAGAAGAGCGCCGCCTACACCCGCGGGGACTGCGTCACCTTCGGCGGCTCCCTGTGGCACGCGAACGGGCCCGCGGCGCCCGACACGAAGCCGGGGGACGGATCGACGACGTGGCAACTCGCGGTCAAGCGCGGGCAGGACGGGCGGAGCGCGTAATGGCAACCCCGCTGATCTCCCTGGACGCGGCAAAGCGGCATCTCCGGATCCCGGTCGCGGAGACCCGCGAGGACGCGGAGCTCACCGCGGTCGTCGACGAAGCCTCCGACGTGATCCTCGTCTATCTGAAACGCGCGCCCGACGCGCCGGTCTGGGACGAGACCACGACCCCGCCCCGCATCCAGGCGGCGGTAAAACTCATGCTCGGCTACCTGTGGACCGCCCGCGATGATCAGGCGGAAGCCGAGCGGACGTGGAAGGCGATTACGTGGCTGTTGGAGCGGGACCGGGACCCCGCGCTCGCATGAGCGGCCCGACGGTCCCGACCGGGGAGCGCCGACACTGGGCGGAGGTCTGGACCCCCGCCGGGGCGCCCGTCCACGACGGGGACGGCTCCTATACGACCGCCTGGACGCGCGGCCTCGACTGGGCGGTACAGGTCCGCCCCGCGTCGCAACAGGAGCTCGCGCGGCTCGGGACCTCCATCGGCTCGGCGACCCATCTCGTCACCGGGCGGTTTCACGACGGGGTGACGCTCGCGGCGCGCCTCGTCCTCCGCGGGCGGACCTTTGAAGTCACCTCCGTCCTCGTCCCCGACGAGCTCGACATCGAAACGGTCGCGGTCTGCGCCGAGCTCGTCGGCACCCCGCCGCCGACGGAGGCGGGCTAGATGGGCGCGCAACTGCAACTCGACTGGATCGGGATCACCCGTCGGCAATTGGAGATGATGCCCAAGATCCTCGCGGAGGACGCGACGCGGATCGCCGCCCGCGGGATCGCCGAGGCGCATTCGCGCGTCCGCATTCAGTACGTGTTGCACCGCGTCACCGGGAACCTGCTGAAGGGTCTCTCCGTGAAGGTGGTCTCGTCGGATCCCTTGAAGGTCGCCCACAAGGTGAGCTCCAACCAGTTCCACGCGCACCTGTTCGAGATGGGGACCGCGCCGCGGCAGAACAAGCGGAAAGCGAACCGCGGCGCCGCGAAGCCGCAGAACGTGATCGCCTCGATCATGCCGCCCATCCGCGCCGCCTTCTACCGCGACATCAAAGCGATGATGGAGCGGTACGGGCTCCAGGTGTCCGGAGATGCCTGAGACCGCCGCGATCGACGAGGCGCTCGTCGACCTGTTGCAGGAGGACCCGACGCTCGCGGCGGTGATGCCGGACGGGGTCTACTGGGACGCGGGCCCGCCGAACGCGACCCGGCTCGTCGTCGTGTCGCGGGTCTCCCAGGTCGACGTGCAGGGATTCGACGGGCGCCCCTTCGACGACGTGATCTACAGTGTCCGCGCGGTCGCCCTGTCGACGCTCCCAGGCGCGAACGCGGACGCGCGGACCGCCGAGGCGCGGATCGACGCGCTCATCACCGCGGGGACGCTCACCGCGTCGGGGTATACCTTTATGGCGGCGCGCCGACGGTCGCCGATCCATCTCACGGTCGTCGACGATGTCGACCCCTCGATTCGCTGGTTCTACCGCGGCGGGGAATATCAGATCGTCATGAGCACGTAACCAGGGAGACCGACTATGGCCCGCCGACACGGCAGTACTGGACAAGTAGCAATCGACCCGACGGGCGCCTCGACCTATGTTCCGGTCGCCGCGCTCAACGCCTGGACCCTCGATAGCGCGCGGGACAAGGTCGACGTAACCGCCTTCGGCGACGTGAATAAGCAGTACGTCGTCGGACTTCCGGACACCCGCGGGACCTTCGGCGGATGGTGGGACGAGCTCTCGACCCCCGACACGATCTTCGCGGTCGCGGGCGCGGATGTCCCCTGCGGGTTGAAGCTCACCCCGTCGACCATCACCCCGACGTACTTCGCGAGCGGGCTCGCCTACCTCGACGCGAGTATCGACGTGAAGAGCGACGGCGCGGTCGCGATCTCGGGCGAGTGGGTCGCCGCGGGTCCGTGGCTCTGGGAGCCCCAGGGCGCGGTGCTCGGGCGCGGTTCGGAGCGGGCGCCCGGTCGCGAGCGCGCCGACGACGGACGCTAGGCGCGCGGCGCGGGCATGCCGATCACCGGGGTCGTCGGACAGGTGAAGTGGGGCTATTACATGGCGGGCGCGATCAACGGCTACCGCGTCGATCGCACCGCGACCGGATGGACGCTCGCGGCGACCCTCGTCGTGTCGGATGCCTTCAAGCTCGCGCAACGTCCGCTCACCTTCGTCGCCCCGTTCAAAACGGGTGAGTGGCGCTGGCCGATCGTGGAGCTCGTGATCCGTGACGGGTCGCTCTCGGCGACGCTCGGGAAGCTAGAAGAGGTGAGGCGTTGATGGGGTGTCGGATTGTCGTGCCGGATGTCGTCGTGCTCCCGCTCTCGGACGGGGACTCCCTCACGGTGAAAGCCCGCCTCAACTCCGGGGAGCACCGCGAGATGATTCGCGGCGGGGTCAGCTATGGACCCGACGGGGATCGCACCTTCGACCCGCTCCGCGGCGCGCTCGCGAAGATCCTCGCCTATCTCGTCGACTGGACGTTCCGCGGGCCCGACGGGCGGGTCGTGCTCATCCGCGACCAGGGCGCCGCGGTCGTCACCGAGGCGCTCGCGATGATCGACCCCGACTCCTATACGGAGGTGCTCCGCGCGATCGAAGCGCACGAGACCGCCCAGGAGGCGGACCGCGCCGCCAAAAAAAAGACCCCGGATGGGTCGCCGACGTTACTCGAGACCTCACGATCGCTCGTCGCTGCGGGTGGCGGTATGAGTGGGTCGTCGACCTAGACCGCGACGTGTACGACGTGCTCGTCGGACAACTCCAGGCAGAGGACAGGGACCGCGGATAAATGGCGATCACCGGGGCGCTCGTCGCGGACTTTTCATCCTTCATTGGCGAGGCCGCGAAGGCGGAGACCTCGTTGAAGGGGATGGAACGCGCCGCGGTCACGACCGAAAAGGCGCTCGACAAGATGGTCGACGGGGTCGACACCGCGCCCGCGGTCGCCGAGGTGTCGAAGCTCGACGGCGCCCTCAAAGGGGTCTCCGCCTCCGCGAAAGGCTCCGTCACCCCCGCGCTCGACGAGCTCGGCTCGGTCACCGTCGACACGACGGGGAAAACCAAAGGCTTTAAGGACTCCCTGTCCGAGGTGGACAAGGTCCTTGCCGCGGCGGGGATCAACCTGGGTCCGCTCCCGAAGGCGCTCGACCAACTCTCGTCCGCGGCGGACGGGTCCTCGACCGCGCTCGGGATGCTCGGGAAAGCCTTTCTCGTCGTCGCGACCGCCAAAGCGGCCTGGGACACCGGGCGATGGATCGCCGAGCTCGGCGGGCTCGACGATAAGGTCGCGGACTTCGCCGCAGGGCTCATGGGGACGAGCTCGTCGGCGGTCGAAGCCGCCGCCGCCCAGGAGACCCTCGCGAAAGCCTCCGCGATCGCGGGTCAAGACATTACGAACATGACCTCCGCGGTCCGGATCCTCACCCGCGCCCAACAGGATCAATTTGCCGCCAACGTCGAAACGAATAAAGAGCTCGAAAAGACCGCCAAAGAGGCGGAGAAGGCCGCGCAGTTCTCCGCAAAGCTCTTCAGTCAGGACGATATTGAGCGCGCCTGGACCTACGTCACCGCCCTCAACGGGGTGGAGAACGTCACGAAGCTCACGACCGACAAGAAAAAAGAGCTCAACCGCGCGGTGACGGACGCGATCGACGCTTACCACGCGCTCGGCGAGCACGCGCCGAAGGCGCTCCGCGACATCGCCTCCGCGACGACCCCGCTCATCACCGTGACCGCCTCGTTCGCGTCGGTGTCGTCGGGGGTCTGGGCGCAGTTCAAGTCCCAGGCGGAGGCGGGCGGGGACACGATCGCGAAGGTGACGGACAAAGCCAAACTCGACTGGACCGACCTGGGGCGGGTGACGCTCGCGGAGCTCGTCCAAACCGCGACCGAGGCACAGGAGAAATACGACTTCGTCGCGAGCGCCTCCGAAAGCGCGACCACGAAGGAAATCGACGATGTCCGCCGCCTCCGCGACGAGGCCCAAGCCGCGGTCGACGCCTGGGGCGGCGCGACGCTCGACGCCTACGACGACATCAAAGACGCCTCGACCGCGACGACGAACAAGCAGATCGCCGATAACAAAGCCGTCGTCGATAACGTGAAGACCTCCTGGATCGACGCGATGTCGGCGGTCTCCGCCGGAATGGGGACGATGACGGGGACGGTCTCCGGGGTCGTCGACACGTCGAACGCGAACCGCACCGCGATCCAGCGCGCCTGGGACGAAAACCGTTACTTCGGCCCCGTGACGGGCGGGACCCCGGAGAACCCGAAGGGGACCGGACCCAACTGGTCCGCGCTCGGGTTCCGCGCCGACGGCGGGCCGGTGCGCGCGGGCGCGCCCTACCTCGTCGGGGAGCGCGGGCCCGAGCTCATGGTCCCCTCGAGCTCGGGGCGGGTCGCCGCGGCGGGGACCTTCGGCGGCGGGATCACGGTGAACATCTCGACGGTGATGGGGAACCCGCAGGAGATTGCCCGCGTCGTGTCCGCGGCGCTCGTCGACACCGCCCGCGCCCAGGGCGCCCGCCTTCCGGTCGGAGGCTAACCCGTGGCGGCGCCCAAGACCGCCGCGCGGGCCGGGATCGCCCGCTCAGGCGACGCGCGGAGTGGCTATCCGATCCCGGTCGGGGCGCGAGCGCTGCTCTACGCGCTCAGTAACGTCGCCCGCTCGGGCGCGACGCGGTCGAACTACACCGACGGGCGGGTCTACATCTCCATCGGCGGGATCCAGGTCGGGACCGGGCGCCCCGACCCCGACGCGCGCGTCCTCGTCGCGACTGCCTCCCTGCGGGACGAGCTCCACGAGGCGCCGACGACCGCGACGCTCACCGCGGTCGGGTTCGTCCCCGAAATCGGCGACCCCGTGACGATCACGATCGGGAGCCGCAACAACGGCAACGCCGAGTTTACCGGGACGGTCCTTCGCACGACCCACGGGGCGATCACGTCCGATGCGTCCGTCGACCAAGTGCAACTCGCCTGTATCGACCCGACCTGGGGACTCGACACCCGCCTCGTCTCCGCCTACTTCACGGGGAGCGCCTCGACCATTGCCGCGGCGCTCGTCGCCGGATGGGCGCCGGGATACACGACGCAGATCCAACCCGGGCTCGCGACCCTGTCGGGCGGGGTCACCTTCACGAACCAAGAGCTCTCGGACTGCCTCACCCATCTCTGCAAGCGGATCGGCACGACGTGGAGATGTGACTACGCGAAGGTCGTCCACATCCCCGCGGACTACCCCGAAGAGACCGCGCCCTCCGAGCTCAATGCCGTCCACCCGAGCCTCGCGAACTTCTGGCACGATGTCGACCTGTCGCAGCAGGTCACCCGCGTCCACGTCGAAGGCGGCGGAGTCACCGCCGCGGCGACGCTCCCGCCCGGGGAGCCCATGATCCCGCTCATCGGGGACCCGTCATGGTACGACCCGGCGGGCGGGGTCGTCGTGTCGGGTCCGCAACGGATCCGGTATACCGGGGTGTCCCAGGGCGGCGGAGGCGGGCTCGTCGGGACGGGCGCGGGTCCGACGGGCGCGGTCGGGCTCACCCAGGCGGCGGGGACCGGGGTCCCGCCTGGGGCGCACGGCTACGCGATCACCTTCCAGACCGGGACCGGGGAAAGCCTCGCGGGTCCGGTCTCGACGATCGTGAGCGGGGCGATCGCGCCGCCGACCGTGGCCCCGGTCGCGGGCGCCCCGACTGCGGGGCTCGGGCCCGACCCCGGCTATCACGAGTACGCGATCACCTTCGTGACCGCGACCGGGGAGACCGCCGCGGGTCCGCGCGTCGGGCAGATCACCGCCGCAACCCCCGCGCCGGGGAGCGCGCCGACGGTCGGGGCGGCGCAACCGGGCGCGGGACTGGAACAGGGGACCCACGACTATCAGGTCACCTTCACGACCGCGACCGGGGAGACCACGCCGGGTCCGGTCTCGGGCGCGGTGCTCATCGCGCCGATCACGACCCCCGCGCACCCGCCGACCCTGGAAGCCTCCGCGAACGGGCTCGCGGCCTTCTGGGAACCCGGCGACAGTCTCATCTATGCGTACACCTGGATGACCCCGGCGGGGGGAGAGACCCTCGTCGGGCCCTACGCGAGCATCGTCGCCAAGAGTGGCGGGACGCTCGTGAAGTTCTGGGAGGACGCGATCGTTCCGCTCGGGGTGTCCTCCCTCCGCCTGTACCGCTATGTCACCGGGTCGCGGACCGAGCTCCGGATCGCCGCGACGATCCCCGCGACGACCCAGGCGTTTTGGGATTACGGCACGACCCAGGAGCATCCGAACCCGATCACCCCGGGCCCGCCGTCGACCTCGACCGCCGCGAGCTCGGGGATCGTCCCGCTCTCCGCGATCCCGCTCGGGCCCGCGGGGACGGGGATCACCGGGCGCAAACTTTACCGCCGCTCCCAGGGCGCCGGGTTCCGTCTGCTCGCGGCGCTCGCGAACAATACCGCGACGACCTATACGGACGCGACCCCGAGCGCGAGCCTGGGCGCCGCCCCGCCCGCGAGCTCGACCGCCGGGTCGCACCGGATCCCGCTCTCGGGGCTCCAGGTCCCCGATAACCCGCTCGTGACGACCCGCAAGCTCTACGGGACCGCCGCGGGCGGCGCCGGGGCGGAGGCGCTCCGGTTCGTCGCCGACATCGGGCGGACCGCGACGACCTACACGGTCGCGACCCAGGACAGCGCGCTCGGCGCCGCCCCGCCCGCGAGCTCGACCGCCTTCGCGCAACAGGTCCAGGTCTCCGGCATCCCGCTCGGGTCCTCCGCGGTCACCGCGCGCAAACTCTATCGGACCGCCGCGAATGCCGCGGGGCTCCAGTTCCTCGTCACGATCGCCAACAACACGACGACGACCTTTCTCGACGCGATCGGGGATGCCGCGCTCGGCGCCGCCCCGCCGACCGTCGACACCTCCGCCTTGCAGCAGCCGCAGGGACAGGTCCTCGCGGGCTCGACGGTGCTCCCGGTCGCGAGCCTCGCCGCCTTCCCGCCTGGAGGCGGGTGGGCGGTGATCGGGAACGGGACCCAGGTGATCAAATACGGGGCGCTCACCGCTGGGGCGCTCACCGGGATCCCCGCGGCGGGGACGGGCGCGATCACCGCGTCGATCGCCTACAACTCCACGGTGACGGCGGCGCCGATGCTCACCGGGATCCCGACGAGCCTCGCGCGGCGGGTCCGCGACGCGCGGGAGGCGCTCGACGACGCGCGCGACGACCTCCGCGACGCGCTCGACGAGGCGCTCGAGGACCGGGACCCCGGCGGGGTCGTCAACCCCCAGGCGGAGGTGGACCCCTTCGCGACCGAACCGGGACCGATTCGCTACCCCATCCTGCGCGGGTCGGATGTCAACCTGTGGATCACCGAGACCGACGCCGCGGCGGTCGCCTCGCGCGCCGCGCTCCTGGGGACCGACGGGATCCAAGAGGACTACCACCAGGACCGACGGCTCGGGCGCGGGGAGGCGCGGGCGCGGGCGCTCGCGATCCTCCAACTCAAGAAAGACCCGCTCGTGACGGTCCGGTATACCTGTCGCGATAGCAATACCCGCGCGGGGCGGACGGTCGTCGTGAACCTGGGCGACCCCTACAACCTGTACAAGGTCCCGCTCGTGATTCAATCGGTCACGACGACGTTTATCGCGACCCGGTCGGGCGCGCTCGCGACGCATACCGTCGAAGCGAGCTCCGCGCGGCTCACCTTTGAGCAACTCGTCGCGATGATTCGCTAGGAGCTCCCATGGCAGTCACGATTACGCGGACCCCCTGGATCGACGACGACGGGACCGGGACAACCGGAACCGTGTTGAATAACGCGATCAAAACCGAGCTCTACGGGCAGATCGACGCGGCGCTCGCACAGGTCCCGCAGACCGGCGCCCGCCTCACCGCGCCCGCGTTCCTCACGGCGAACGGGTTTACGGCGGTCGCCTCCGGGGTCCCGACGCTCGCGTTCAATATCCCCGGCGGCGGTCGGCAGGGGATCCTTGAAGTGTGGACGATGCTCCCCGGCTCGGGGCTCTCCGCCTGGGGCGCCGCCGCGCGGATCTTGTGGGACGGCTACGCCTCCGTCGTCATGACGACCAACAAAACGCCGTACATGGAGATCACGACGGACGGCGCCGCCGGGGTCTTTCTCACCGTCGGACAGACGCATTCTGGGGTCGCGTGGGGATATACGCTGCTCGGGGTCTAGCCGGGGCGCCCTGCGCGGAGCTCGTCGCGCCACGACACGAGACACCGCGGACAGACCGGGACGTATGCTCCGGGCGCGACCTCGACGGGGCGGAGGTACTGCGCCTCCAGGCGGGCATGGCAGACCGGGCAGACGATCAGTAACGTCGACACAGGATCGGGCATGGGCTCAGAGTCTACGCGCGGTCCGCGGCTCCTGCGTCAAGGGGTCCTCTGTGGCGCCCCCGAGCCCGCCCAGGCGGTCGACGACGACCCGGAGGCACTCCCCCCGCCCGACCGCCTCGCGACCTCTGGGGTCGTCTGTGCGACCTGTGGGGCGGACGTGGCGACCGGGGAGGCGCATACGGTGGAGTGCGACGCGCTCCACGGGCCGTATTGCCCGCCCTGGGTCCCGAGCCCGCCGCCCGCGCTGGTGGAGCGGCTCACCCGCGCCGCCGACACCTATCCGTTCCTCCGGCGGCTCCTGCTCGACGCGGTCGACGCGCTCACCCAGGTCGACGAGGCGCCCGTCCGCTCCCGAGGCGGGACACCCCTACAAGTAGTGGATTGATCAGGCGGACGGGGATCCGGTAGTCTCCCGATCGGTCCCGTACGACGAAAGCGGCGCCCCCTGGGAGGGAGGCGCCGCCTGGACCGCCGCAAGAGTCTACCTTGCGTTGGCGCCCGTGTTGAGCGGGCCCGACCATCTTAAACCCTTACGACGGAAACCCAGAAACGCCGCGAACGGACCCGCCTCGCGTGGACGGGTTAACCACCAGCGCGCGACGGTGTCTCTGCCCTACTGGGGGACGGGTCGTCACCAGGGCGCATGCCTGAGACCGGATGGGTCGACGGGCGGACGGACCGCGCACCGCGAGCGCGAGAAAGGTCGACTCCACGGGCGCCGAGCATCGGCGGCGCCCTGGGCGTGTAAGGGCTCGGCTCCGTCACTGAAGCGATCCAGTGAGCGCCCAGCGGTCACCCACTCAGCGTCAAACCTTTGGCGCCTGGGGTAGGGAGACCTCTGGGCGCAGTTACTCTCACCACCCTAAAGCAATCGACGTACAGAGCACGGATCCCCCGGTACAGAGATCCGGTACGTACAGATCCCCGCCGTTCCACGTGGAACACAGGGCGCGGAGCTCGTCCGCGAGCGGAGCGCCCCCCCTGGGGACCTGCTGTCCCGCCCCCCTATTGACACGCCTAAGCGGTTGGGATATAATGTCTACATGGTTAAGCAACGACGACTGACGAAAGCTGACGTCACGGTGACGTACGAGCCGCCCGACGGTTACTGGATTGATCTTCCGGTCGGTTGGGTAATGGACGACGGCTCGCACGGGATCGCCGAGGACACGAAACGCGAGGCGCTCGCGAAACTCTCGATCGCGGCGCCGTGCGACTGCGCCCGCTGCAACCCAAGCCGCGCGATGGACGCGCGATGAGCGCCCGTAAGAATCCGCACGCGGTCGCCCTGGGGAGGCTCGGCGGCTCGGTCACCTCCGAGGCGAAAGCCGCCGCCGCCCGCGCGAACGGGGCGCTCGGCGGTCGCCCGCGCGAAGATCGCGAAGTGAAGATGACCCCGGCGGAGCGCGAGGCGTACCGCGCCGCGGTGCTCTGCGTCGGATGTGATCGCCCGCTCCGCGAGGCGCACCCGACGATCGAAGGGCATCTCGCGTGCGAAGCCGCCCAGCAAGCCGCGGTCCGCGCGGAGCTCGACGCCGCGCACCGCGCCGCCGACGAGCGGGCCCGCGTCGCTCGGCGCCTCGCCCGCCGCCGTCGCTAGAATGCTAGACTCCGGGGCGCGACCGCGCGTCGCCCCCGGATGCCTTCCCCGCCTTCGCTCCCGGTCTCCGCCGCCCGCGTCGCCCGTCGGCGCCGCCTCAATACGCTCCGCCTCCCCTCGACCCCGCACCCCGAGACCCGACAGGTCCGACACGGCTCGGTCGCCCGCCTCGACGGCGGGCTCGTGATCCGGCTCCCAAAGCCGCTGGAATCCCCGAACCTGTGGCTCTGGACCCATTGGCGGACCAAGCACGCGGCAAAGGCGGCATGGGCGGCGGCGCTCCGCCTCGCGGTCGTCGACACGATCGGCGGGCGCCCCGGGGTCCCGCTCCGTATGCTCGGCGACGGTCCGGTCGCCCAGGCGATCGGGTGGGTCCCGCCCCCAGGTCGGGTCATCGTCACGATCGAGCGCCGATGCCACTCGTCGCGCCAATTCATCCGCGACCGCGACAACCGCCTGTTCTCCGGAAAAGCGCTCGTCGACTGCCTCGTCGGCGCCGGGTTCCTGCGGGCGGACGATGAGACCGCGATCGACCTGGAGGTGCTCCAGGCGGTCTCCGACGACGGCGGGGACTGGACGGTCGTGACGCTCACCCCGGAGCTCGACCCCGAGGACCTCGAGCACGAGGACCCCATCCGCGACGGGTGGGTCGGGAAGGACGGGCGCCCGTGAAACCCCGCGTCAACGGCTCCCCGGTGACCCATCCGACCCAGGCGGAGACCCTGGACCACCTTGCCGCGGTGCTCATCGCGGAGGACCGCCCCGCCTGGGCGTTCATGGTCTCGACCGCCGCCGAGGCGCTCGCGGGTCGTCGGATGCTCCGCCCCGCCGAGCTCGACGGGCTCCTCGAGCTGTTGGACTACGTCGCCGAAGTCATGGTCGCCCGCGAGCGCCCCGCCTGGGCGCGACAGGTCGTCGACGCCGCCGATACCCTGCGGGCCCGCCGCCCCGCGCCGCCCCGAAAGGTCCGCTAACGTGCCGAACCCGATCTCTCTCGCGCTCCCCTCCGGTCACTACCTCACCGCCGAGCTCGACGGGACCCTCGCGGCGGACCGCCTCGAGGCGGGACCCTGGGAGCAATGGACCGTGGAGGACCATCCGTCGGGCGGGTTCGCCCTGCGGAGCGCCCACGGCGGGTATCTCTCCGCCTACTCCCCGGAGCATTGCGCCTCCCTGGGCCTCCCGGCCCATGCGGCGGGCGCTACGGGGCTCGCGGCGGGTCCGTGGGAGGCGTGGACCTGTGAGGACGACGGGTCGCTTATAAGCCTCCGGAGCGCCTGGGGACGGTATCTCCGCGCCGAAGGCGGCGGAGGCTCGACGGTCGACGCCGGGGGTGAGGCGGTCGGACCCTGGGAATACCTGCTCCCGTCCTCCCTGGACGTGTTCCACCTGGGCGGCTCGGGCTCCGGACCGGGGACGGGACCCCTGCGCCCGCTCGTCGGGGAGGTGCGCCCCTTCGCGCGCTCATTCTGCGACGAGACCGGACCCCGGCTCGTCCACGGGTGCTCGGACTTCGCCGCGCTCGTGAAGTACCACGAGGACCGGGACCGCTTTCTCGCGGAGCTCGACATCACCGCCGCGCACCAGCAATACACCCGGATCTTGTGGCGGCTCAACGGCTGGCTCTGGACGACCTCCGGATTGACGGTCGACCCCATCCGCGACGGCTGGTTTGACGACGCGCTCGCCGGGGTCCTCGACGCGCATCAGGCGCGCGGGCTCCGGGTCAACCTGAGCTCCGGGGATATGAATGGATGGAGCGATGCCCAGGCGGAGGACGCCTTTCGCCGCGTCGCCCAGATCGCCGCGGACTACGGCGACACCGTATGGTTGAGCGCCTGTACCAACGAGATGGAAGGGACGTGGAGCCCCGGAGAGACCCCGGAGCATATCGCCCGCGGTCACGAGCTCATGAAGATCTGGCGGTCGATCTACCCCGGCGGCTGCTGGGCGGTCTCCGACCCGAAGGACCGCAACCGGGACGGCATGGCGGCGCTCGCGGGGAACGTCGCCCTGATCCACGATCAACGCTGGGAAATCGCCGACGCGCTCCGTCACGCCTTCAATTCCCGCTACGAGAACGACCCCGGGTGTCCCATCGTCCAGGACGAGCCGACGGGCCCGAATGGGAGCCCCCCGTACAACGATTACACCCGCCTCGTCTATCAACCGATTGAAGATCACGACGAGCTCGCGGCGCTCTACACCATGCACGTCCTCACCGGGCAGGGCTCGACGTACTTCAACGATCCCGCCCTGGTGTCGCGCGAGGCGCTCTCGTCGACCTGGGGGTTCCGCGAGCTCCCGCAACTGTGGCGGGACCTGGAGATCCCCGAGGACATCGGGCAAGGGGAGCTCGGCGCGGGCCATACCGGGCGCGGACTGATGGACGTGATGGACTCGCACGCGGCGCGGGCCGACGGGGCGATGGTGGGCGGCTACGGGCTCGGGGTCATCTCGGGCGCCTGGGACGGGGAGCCCTGGGCGGTCAAGGCGCTCGTCGACGGGACGTGGAGTGTGTGGTACGGGGACGGCAAAGCCTGGGAGGGTCGCCTGTCGGCGGGACAGGTGATCCCCTGTCCGCGCGGGTTCGCCCCCGCGATCGTGCGGTGTCTGACGTGACGGCGCCGCCGCCCCGCCCCGGGAAATATCGCGGGCTCGCGCTCCCCGACGGCGGGCCCTCCCCGGTCGCCGCGTGCATCCTCGCCGCGGTGATCGCCGGGGGTCTCTGGGCGTGGACGCTCGCGGTGCTCGCAGTCCTCGCGGCGCGGTGACCACGAGGATGGCGCCCAGGGTCGCGCTCGCGCTCGTGCTCGTGCTCGCGCTGGGCGCGGGCGCCTGTGGGACGCGGGCGCTCCTGCCGACGCATATCGTGATCCTCGTCCCGCGGTGTCCCGACGGGCTCCCGCCGCGGATTCTCGTGGATCAGGCGTGTCCGCCCAACGGGATCTGCGGGTTCTCGTGTCACCCGACGCGCTGGGACCCGCCGCCGGTGAAACTGGAAGGGTAGCCGGTGGACGGACCGCCCCTCGTGCTGCTCGCGCTCGGTCTCGGGGTGCTCGCGGCGCTCGTCGCGGTGATGGGTACCTGGAGACCGACCCAGGCGCCCAACGTCGACCCGCTCCGCGCCGCCCGCCGGGGCGCGGACGAGCTCCGCAACGCCGCGGACGCGCTCGACCGCGCCGCGAAGAGTCTCGCCGCTGCGCTCTATAGTGATCAGGCCACAGAGACCGCCCGCGCCGCCGCGCGGGCTCGGCGCGCCGCCGCCGCGGTCGACGCGCTCGGAGGGTAACCGGATGGTAATGACACTCGACACGGTGCTCCTGCTGATCATCGCGATCATCCTCGTCGGGGCGATCGCGCGCGGGCGCCTCTAGTCGAAGGGGAGCGCGCCCTGATCGTCGTCGCCGAAGGGGAGCGCGCCTTGTCGGTCGACGACCGCCTCCGCGAGCCGCTCCCGCGCGACCGCCTCCGCGAGCGGGCGAAACTCGTCGGGATAGGTCGCGAAACAGTGGGTCCCCGTCCCGTTGGTTTTCGGTCGTAACGCCTTCATCGGCGGCGCGCCATAGACGGTCGTATAGGCGTCGCGGACTGCGGCGCCAACGTCCCAGGACAACGGCGCCGCGGGAGTCACCCCGAGCCCGCGGAGTACCTCGACCACGGTAAACAACCTAGTCCCCCGCCTCCCAGGCGGAGCGATTCATCGGTTGATACCGCCGCACCAGCGCGACCACGCTTGCATGGCACGCCTCCGCCGCCGCGCGGCTCGAGCTCCGGAAGGTGTCCCCGTCCTCCGGACCCCCAACGATCATGGTCTCCCACAGGAGCGGGGTCCGCGGGGTCTCCGCGGTCGCATGGTCGATGCCCAGGAACAGCGTCGACACGACGACCCCGCCGACCTCGTCGCGGGCCACGACGCGATCGGCGGTCGCAATCCAGAGCGCCCAGGTCGTCACGTCCCCGACGCGCGACGGCGCGCCGGTCTCACTCAGAATGTAGAGCCGCGCTCCCATACAACCCCCCGGTGACAAGGTAGGTCACGACCGCCGCAAACCGCCGCAAACCGCCGCAACGCCAAACGCCCCGCGCCCCGCCCCCAGCGGTTCAACCCCGCGCCCGACGCCTATCACCGGACGCAGGGCGGACGAGGTGAGGGTCCGACAGGGGACAGGTCGCAGGGCGGCGCGATCATCGCATACACTAGCCACGAGGCGCCCCATAGCACGGACACGAACGAAGGACAAGCCGGAACCTGTATCCACAGGTCGTCGACAGCGCGGCGCGACCCATCTCGACCTCATGCCGTCCGACCTTCCCGACTCGCTCCGCCCCGCCTGGGCCTCCCTCGCCGCCGCCGCGGTCCGCGCGGGGACGCTTACGGCAGAGACGGCGCCCGGGTTTGTCGACGCGGTGCTCGCCCCGCTCGACCTCGCCCGATGGATTCGCGCCCGGATTGAGGCGGACGGGTTACTCGTGGAGGACGACAACGGTCCGATGCCGCACCCGCTCATCCGCGAATACGCCGCGCTCGTCCCCGTGCTCCGAGCGGGGCTCCGGCTCTACGGGCTCACCCCCGAGCTCGTCGCCGATCGGGAGGACGCATCGTGATCAGGGACCAAGACACCGCGGCGGAGCTCGTCGCGTTCGTGTTCGACCAAGCGTCGGAGGCGCTCGACCGCGGCGCGCTGCTCGTGCTCTCGCGATCGGGGGACGATCTGGCATGGTCCGTTGTCCCGCCGGATTGTGATCTCGACCTGGGCGATGTCCGCTATCTCCACGCCCAGGTGGGCGGCGGGATCCCCGAGGCGGACGCATGACGACAGAGGACCGCGCGGCGCTGGAACGCACGAAGGACAAGCTCTGGTCGCTCTACATCGACACCGCGAAGGATGTCGACAACTCGCGCGCCCTGGAGGCGCACGTCCGCGAGCAAGTGCTCCGGATTGAGGCGGTGCGGCAACTCGCGCTCGACGGCTACCGCGAGGCGGTCGCCGCGCTCGACCGCGCCGACGAGGGGGACTAGTGCCGGAGGGGGGAGGGGTCCGCGTCCGCCCGTGCTCGACGCCGGGGTGTCCCGCGCTCGTCACCCAGGGCGCCCGCTGTCGCACCCATGCGACGACGCATGACCGGATGCGCGGGACCATGCGCGAGCGCGGGTACTCCGTCCGCTGGGGTCATGCCGCGGCGCGGTTCCGCCGCCTGTATCCCCTGTGCGGAGACCGCCCGAATGCCCAAGAACCGGTGATGAGTCAATGCCGCGCGATGGGGCGCACGACGATCGCGACCCTTGTCGATCATGTTGTGCCGCACCGGGGTGATCCGGTGAAGTTCTGGGATGAGGCAAACTGGCAATCGCTCTGCGCGTCGTGCCACAGTGCCAAAACCCGCGCCGGGTTCTAAGTGCCGGGGTCGGATGCGATGGGGGGATCCAAAATGTTGCAGCCGAGTTGGCGCCGAAAC